ATCGTTAGTTTCAATTGTTAGTACAACATTTTTGCCCTTCTTCCAAGCATCAATTTGATTGAGTGCTCTTTGTAAAGGATCTCTCTGTTTTACACCAATAGATGAACGTCGTTGTCCTTTGCTCATCTTTGATTCTTTTTTCTTTACCATTCGTCCGAAAAACCTCCATAGTCCTCGTCTGTTCCAAAACCAGCAGATGCAAGTGCATCGCCATCCCAATCAAAGAGACTTTCTTCAAAGAAGTCATCTCCGTCCATGCTCTCAAAATCGAGTTCTTGAAACTCGTCTGGATCATTTATTATAAAAAATGTGTTCATTTATTCTCACCTTTTCCTTAAACGCATAAGCCCAGAAAGGCTTCTTTATATAGGTTGCGTGATACCATAACGCCCCTTCCGTTACATCTGGAATAGTTCCAGAATAGCTTTGGATAGCTATATCCATTGCTTTGTTGTAGTCTTTCAAATCTTTAGGCTTATCAGATTTGCCATCACAGTACCAACTGAATTGGCAGATTTTCCTCTTTTGTTGTTTGACTACTTCGCATATTGTGTTAGGAAACGAGGCGCTTTTCACTCTATTAAGAGTAACCTGCGCAATAGCTACTTGACCTACCCAAGGTTGATTACGGGCTTCAAAGTATATGTTCTTTGCGAGACATTCTAGATCTTCTAATCTATTATCTGCCGAAGCACTTTGGCCTATAACCATAGCTAATGCTATTGTAATTTTCTTCGAAATACCCATCCACGATCCTGTAAGTATTTAGCCTGCTTTACACAAGCGTTATAAGATCTATCAGGGAAGTGTTCCTGAAGTTCTCTCTCATTAGAAAAATAATACACCTTTCGAAGCAGTTCTCTCTCATTACGAGACCATGGACGTTTAGTGTATACTTTCATAATCTTCCTTTCACAACTTATAGATATTATAGTTGAAAAGACATCGAAAGTCAAGAGTTATTTTTAGCAGTTCACTTATAGATATTAAAAAATATTTCTTGACATTTGTGTTTGGTTGGATTATAATATACCTTAATTCATGCAGCCTTGCATCAGCAAGTTGAGTATTTTATGATCGACCCAGTATTTATAGCAATAGCGCTCTTTTGCGTAGGCGGAGCGGCATATACAAGTTGGAAATCAGGACATGCCGCAGGTATACAACACACCCTTGCCTATTTGGAATCAGAAGGCATAATTGAGTTCGACCCAGAGGAACCTTAGTCATGTGGCAATTTTTCGCAATGTTAGCATTAGTTCTTGGAGGAGCATCTTACTTCTTCTGGGATCAGAATATCCAGTTACAAAAGAATATAGCAGCACAACAGATTGCTATTGAAGAGCAGAAAGCTGCGTTCGAAACCCTGCAAAAAGAAAGTAAAAAACAGCAACAAGCTATGGCAGTACTGAATAGTAGATCTAAATCTATTCAGAACGAAATGAATCAATACATGGATATATTTAAAAGACACAAGCTACCTAAACTCGCAGCCGCGAAACCTGGTATGATAGAGAAAAGAGCAAATGATGCAACTAAAGCAATATTCGATACTATCGAAGCTGACTCTCGTGACATTGACATTCTCGATGACGGCGTGCAGCTCACTGGGGGCAAATTGGCCTCTCCAGTGGAAGAAGCCGCCCCCGGAGATAATAACAGTAGTAAAACCAGTACCGGTGGAGATACCGCAGCCGATTCTGCCACGGGAACTTAATTTAAAAGAACCATACTGGTACGTAGTATCTAATAAAAATATTGATGAATTCCTGAAGAAAATGGAAAAGACAAACGGCGGTCAAGTCGTTTTCTTTGCTATGTCTGTAGATGATTATGAGGTTATGTCAGGAAATATGCAAGAATTGCGTCGTTACATACGAGAACTCAAAGAAGTAGTAGTTTATTATAGAACAGTAACAGCAGTGGAGTCAAATGAAACAGAGGACTAAGAGAAAGGTCCTAGCAGGGCTAGAGGAACCATATATGAACAGAGAAGCAGTATTTGAACAACTAAAGATTGATGAAGGAGTAGTGTATGAAATCTACAATGATCACCTCGGGTATCCTACCTTTGGAGTCGGTCATCTTGTCCTCGACAGTGACCCGGAATTCGGAGAACCAGTTGGTACAAAGGTTAGTGAAGAAAGAGTTAGGAGCTGTTTCGACAGTGACCTTGAAACTGCCGTTGGAGAGTGCAATGCTCTATACGGCGAGAGGGAGTTTGGAGAGTTTCCAGACGAGGTCCAGCAAATCCTGGTTAATATGATGTTTAATATGGGCAGAACTCGTCTTAGTAAGTTTAAAAACTTTACAGCGGCATTACAGGAAGGAGATTGGAAACGTGCTGCAGTGGAGGGACGAGATTCCCGATGGCATAAGCAAGTAACGAACCGCGCCGAACGACTCATGTCAAGAATGGAAAGTGTTACGAGTTAACTTGTAAATATTTCTTGACTTAATTTACTTAAACAGGTATAATATGTCTTATGAATATCTTTATACTTGATGAAAATGTAGATGTGTGTGCAGAGTACCATATTGATGCCCACTCGGGTAAAATGCAGCTCGAAGCTGCCCAAATGCTTTGCACTAATCATTGGATAGACAAATACTTAGGATATATTCCACGAAAGCTAACTAGCGAGGAGTGGGCAGTACTAAAAGAAGCTAAGAAAAACCCAGTACGGGATTTCCCTTATCTTCCAACTATGTACAATCACCCATGTACCATATGGGCGAGAGAAACACAAGAGAATTATGAGTGGCTATTCTGCTATGCTCATGCACTAAATCTAGAACATATATACCGAGGAGGAGCTGACCATAAGTCCTTTTCTGAGGTTATAAATAAATTGCCTGATATGGAGAATCTTCCTAGTAATGGATTGACTCCTTTTGCCCAGGCAATGCCAGACGAGTTAAAAAGTGATAATGCAATCGAGTCCTATCGTATGTTTTATATGAAGGATAAAGCAGCTATTGGTAAGGGTGCAAACTGGAAAGTACGCGGAAAGCCTTACTGGTGGGATGAAAATATTGCAGACTATGAGCACAGGATATCAGGACAGAAATGAAGAAGAATATAGTTGATTGGGCAGGAGAAGCCAGAGGTAACTCAGACGTAATGTTCACAAGACTCTCTATTTTAGAAAGATCTTATATACAAGATCTGGAGGATAAAGTAGATATCTGGAACTCTACAATGATGAAAACAATACTGGAAAGAATGGATATCGAAGACTGTGTAATGGCTCTAGTATATGAATGTGCCAAAAAAGATTGTAGACTGACAGATATCATAGAAAGAGTTTTACTCAGTAAAAAAGAACAATATAGTAAGGATTAGTAAATGACACCAACCGTAAGATTAATAGGATTAACTTCCCCGAGTGCAGTTACAGACTGTCATAGTGCAGGCGATCTAATCGCTTATGCTGCGCGAGTAAGTAATCCAGCAAACCAGAATAACACAAAAACATCTAAAAAATTATTAAAGTACTTAATCAAAGAGCAGCATTGGTCTCCCTTTGAGATGGTATCTGTAACGATGGAAATTACTACGACGAGAGACATTTCCCGACAGATTCTTCGACATCGTTCATTCTCGTTCCAAGAGTTCTCACAGCGATATGCTGTAAGTGAATCTTTTAGCACAAAACGAGAAGCTCGTAAGCAACATCCTAAGAATCGCCAGCTAAGTGAAATAGATCCAGATGTATCTAAGCAAGCAAAAGCACAGGAAGTGTTCAACGAGATGCAGGCAGAAGTAGCACGAGTAGCTAAAGATCATTATGAAATGGCACTGAATAGTGGTATTGCGAAAGAGCAAGCACGTGCGCTCCTGCCCGAAGGACTTACAGAAACTACTCTGTATATGGCAGGAACTTTACGAAGCTGGATTCACTACTGTGATTTGCGACGAGGACATGGAACCCAGAAAGAGCATATTGAAGTAGCAGATCTATGCTGGGAGATTTTAAGAACGCACTTTGCAGATATTTGTGATGCAGTAGAGGAAATGGCGAGTGAGTGAGGGAAAGAAGTACGACGGAGAGAAACCTAAAATGTACTTACTTCCTCCAAAATCAATGGTTGAAGTATCAAAAGTATTAACATTTGGAGCAGAGAAATATGGCCCTAAAAATTGGAGAGAACTGGAAGACTTACAAAACCGTTATAGTAGTGCTGCTTTGCGGCATATTTTTGCTCATCTCGACGACAGCGAATTAGATGAAGACAGCGGTTTATCGCACTTAGCACATGCTATTTGTTGTTTACTATTTAAATTGGAGATTGAATTAGAAAATGCCAGCAAAGAGAATCAAAAAGAGAGATCACGAAAATCTAACGTCGGAGAATATTCGACGAGTTATAAGCTTGCTCGACGACTCCGCGAATCAGAAGCCTATAACAAAGAAAGTGGCTTGCGAGATGCTGAATATAAGTTACAATACGAGCCGCCTAGATTCGATTCTGTCGGACTTTCTGGAGAGACAGGAATACGTACAGAAAAGAAAAAGCCAAAATCGTGGAAAGTCAGCGAGTACGACTGAGATACAAGAGGCAGTAACAGATTATCTCAAAGGTGAGAACGTAACAGGTATAGCACAGTATCTTTATCGTTCTCCTTCCTTTGTAAAAAATATATTAGACAGAGTAGGAGTTCCGCAACGTCCTCCTTCGGCAGAGGATAGAAAGCTGCCTGCGTTTCTACCAGAGAACTGTGTAGCAGAAGAGTTTGAGCCTGGAGAGATAGTTTGGTCCGCAGCGTACCATGCTCCCGCAATGGTAGATAGAAAGATAGAAGGAGATTATCAAGCTAAGTATGGTAGTGACGCGTATCAAATCTATATCTTCGAGAAAGACGGGGATGACTCTGACTATTTTGTAAAAGCAGGAATTGGGGGATTCTATGCTGCAAGTTGTGCATATGATTTAGGAAAGCTTAGTCATTTGACAGAGCTAGGTATCGATCTTAAAAAGCAAGTAAGCTAAGACCTTCGGGTAGAGAAATAAAATGGGGAATGAAGCAGCTTTTATATCTGCTCTACGAGCCGGTATAGTAAGTATAACTTTTAAAAGTTTAAATTCAGGTAGTGAAATAACGGACAAGTTTACTCTACGAGGAGTTCCCTTACCAACACCTAATCCAGGCAGTGAGAAGATAGTTTTATTACGAACTTCTACGGCTCTGTATGAGGACATTCAGAAAGACAGTATTATATCATGGCAGGCATCGGATGGGAAACAGTAGAGTTAAAAGAGAAACAGCAGAGTTGGTGGATATTCCGCCAATTACTTGGTATGTAAAAGAAGTAGCTTGGTTACTCGATCAAGTCACTTTTATAAAAAATTATGAGCGTATACCTTTAAATGAGAGTCTTGTAGAAAGTATCAAGAGAGACGGTATTATTTCTCCGATTCTTGTAATGCCAAGTTGGTATCCTATAGCAGGAAGTCAAAGATTACGGGCCTGTAAGCATGTGCTTTCTACCGAGCCCGATCATAAACTTTTAAGCCAACAAATTAGGGTAGCTCGATTTGATAAAGAGTGGTGGAACTGTTTTTATTTATGGCCTAATAAAGAGGACAGAGATAAAGCAGTGCAGTTATACTTTCAGACAGTAGAGATTGCTTGGAAGAGTATTCATTATATACATGAAAAAGATTTTAGTGGTAAAGAAATGGTTAAGTTTGAGGAGGAAGGAAATGAACTTAAATGGAAAGACAGAGATAAAAATGTGGAAACACTTCTGCACGGTTAATAAAGAAATCCTGGGAGTAGAAAGTGGATCTCCTTGTAACTGGTGCGATGCTGAGGAAGAAGTAGAAATGTTATACCAGGGCTTGTACTGGTGTTACCCTCTGCAAGAGTATAAGAGATGGCCGGAATATATGGAATATTATTACTGGCTTGACAAAAAAAGTTCTTGACTTCAATGTCAAATTCACTTATAATATGTTTTTATAAAGTTAAGGAAACCAATGGGCGACCGATTTTATATGCAACAACTCGAACGCCTGGGCACTTGTCCAGGGTATAAAGGCAAACCAAAAAGGAACAGAAAAATGGCGTGGGACGACGACAAAAAAGCAGCAGTTATCGAAGCATACGAGAACGCTGAGCCAACCCCCGAGACTTCAATGGAAATCGTAAAAGATATTGCTGATGAATTTAATGAATCACCGAATGGTGTTCGTATGGTTCTTAGCAAAGCTGGAGTCTACATCAAGAAAACTCCTTCGGCTTCTGGCGGTGCAAAAGCATCCGGTGGTGGCGGTACGCGAGTATCTAAAGCAGCAGCACAAGAGTCACTCATCGCAGCTTTGACCGATGCAGGTCAAGAAGTTGACGAAGACGTAGTATCAAAGATGACTGGTAAAGCAGCACAGTACTTTGCTGGAGTGATTGCAGCCCTCAACTAATTTCCGCTCTCCATGTAGTTAGTGCAGCAAAAGATTTTGCTAACCTACTAAGAAGGAGATTTTGTGAAAAAAGAGGAACTAGCATCATTAGTAACGGAGTATGGTGATGCTATAATCACATATCGAAGTGAAAATTCCAGAAAACTAAAGTATAATGTCTGTACCCTAGACTTTACTACACCCTATGTGGCAGGGAAGAAAAACCGGGCAAAGGAGTCTGATAGGACTCTTTTGCTCTTTTGTTGGGATACAGATTCATATAGACTTCTCAAACCAGAGAACGTCACCAGTGTAGTACCCCTCTCTTCTATTCTTAGAAACGAGGTGTAATATGGAACTTCATGAAGCACCGGCATTATATGAAAAGATTATACATTACAACGAGGATAAAGAGTTACAGGTACGTCTTACAATTAATACTTTTCGAGGTATTGAGTATTTACATGTGAGAAAGTATTACCTTGACTTCACCGAAGAATGGAAGCCTTCCCCAGAAGGTGTAGCAATGGAGTTAGATTTCAATAACTCCAGAGAACTATTCTCAGGACTCCTAGAGATATTATCCCTGGCAGAATCCAAAGAGATCATAGAAGAACATTTTAAAGATTATATTGACGAGATCTATAAATAATTCTTGACTTTCTCTGGTGTTGTCTGTATAATATACAATATTCCAGTGAGAGTTTTATGAAAGATTTTTTAGACAAAGCGAGTAAACATTACTATGAAGGTAATCCTATTATCTCAGATGCAGAGTTTGACTCTCTTGCAGATAGATTCGGATACAATAGTGTCGGTTATACTGTAACTGATGGTATTCCTCATCTTTTTAGAATGTACTCCTTACAGAAAGTCTTTTCAAAAGCAGACTTGCCCTCAGATATTGAAAGGTATGTTTGTACTCCCAAACTGGACGGGGCGGCAGTGTCTATTCTATATGTTAATGGTATACTCGCTCTGGGCCTCACAAGAGGCGATGGTAACATTGGACGAGACATAACGAAAAAAGTAGAAGCCTTAGTGCCTAATACTATTCCGTTAAATGAAGTCATCCAAGTTACTGGAGAAGTAGTTGCTCCAAAAACTATTCCTAATGCTAGAA